GCCTTGACGCCTGCATCCGGGGTGGTCGCGTAACGTTTCTAGTCACGGAGGGTGAGTTTTGGCGGACTCGGGTGCGCTGCGCGTGCGCCGCGCCCGCGCGCACGCCGCGGGCGATCATTCGCTCTGCCGGCGTTGCGCTGTCGTTCGCGGTGACGCGCCGCAGGCCGTGACGGCCCTCCCGGCCGTTGCGCCGGACGTAAGGTTCGATCCGGTTGCTGAGCTGCGGGAGCTGGCGGCGGAGCTGCACGCGGCGTACCGGGCGGACCCGTCGAACGCGATGCTGGCGCGGGAGTGCCGGTCGGCGCTGGCGCTGCTGATGCCGAAGGACTCTAAGGCCGCTGATGCCGATCTCACGGGGCTTTTCGCCGCCTTGCAGGCCTAGGTTCGCGACCGCGCCCGTGCCGGGGCGGGCGAACCTGGCGGAGGGCATCGCGCGGACGGCGGTGGTCCTGGGCTTTAAGACGTCGCTGGGGCCGGGGCTGATGCCGTGGCAGCACGAGGCGAATCAGCTGGTCACGGAGCTGGACGGTTCCGGGCGGCTGGCGCACCGCCAGGCGGTCATCGAGGTGATGCGCCAGCAGGGCAAGAGCGTTGACTTGCTGTCGATCATGGTCGCGCGGGCGCTGCGGCGGCCTGACATGCAGATCGCGTACGCGGCGCAGTCGGGCAAGGAGGCGCGGCACCGGCTGGTTGACGTGTGGTGGCCGCGGATCCGCAAGTCGAAGCTGGCGCCGCTGGTCGATATCCGCAAGGGGTCGGGGTCTGAGGCGCTGCTGTTCGCGAACGGGTCGATGCTGTCGCTGGTGACGGCGGAGGAGACGTCGGCGCACGGGGACAACCTGGACCTGGGCGTGATCGATGAGGCGTGGGCGCAGCGGGATGACCGGCTGGAGCAGGCGATGCGCCCGGCGATGATGACGCGGGACGCGCAGCTGCTGATCGTGTCGGCGGCGGGGAACGAGAAGTCGGAGTACTTCCGGCGGAAGGTGTTCGAGGCCAGGGAGCGGCTGGAGGCTGGCGAGCCGGGCGGCTGCTACATCGGCTACAGCGCGCCTGATGACGCTGATCCTGGTGATCCGGTGACCTGGCGGGGGTGCATGCCCGCGCTGGGGATCACGGTTTCGGAGGAGACGGTGGCGACCGACTACCAGGACATGGACGAGCCGGAGTTTCGGAGAGCCTACTTGTGCCAGTGGCCGGAGGTTGCGAAGCCGGGCTGGGGCGTGATCGGCCAGGACGCGTGGAGCGCGGCGGCTGCTCCGGGTGCCGCGTGAGCGCGGGACATCACCCGGGAGTGCCGTTTAGGACGCGGTGGCCGTTCGGGAAGAGCACGTCGCCCGGCATGTCCATCAGGGAGCCGATCGTCGTTTCGAGCACCAGGGCCAAGGCGTAGACCTCCTCGGCCAGCAGGCGGCGCTCACAGCGCTCAATCTCGCTCACGGTCTGCCTCGTCCACTTGTATCCCAGCGCGCTTACGCGATCGCTAACGTCGGCCTGCTGGAGGCGCTTGCGCGCCCGCATGCTGCGGATATTGGCGGCGAGAGCGTCATTAACAAGCATGATGCAAGCCTAGCTTGCCTGGCGCATTGACGGAGACCTTATCGTGAGCGGTGAGCTGGCGCTGGGGGCGGCGATCAGCGAGGACCGCCAGCACGCCTCCGTCGTGGTCGCTAAGCGCGGCCCTTCCGGGAAGGTGCTGGTGGACCTGCGGTTCTACGACTCCCCGCGCCTGGTGATCGCGTGGCTGTCCGGGGCGTACGCGTTCTGCGATGACATCGTGTCGCTGACCGTGAACCCGAAGTCCCAGTCGGGGACGCTGATCGAGCCTTTGAAGGCGGCGGGAATCATCGCCGTGGAGCCGACCGCTGAAGAGGTGGCGGTGGCGCACGGGGAGTTCCTCGACCTGGTGCCGGGGGGCCTGGAGCACCTGGACCAGAAGCCGCTGACGGACGCTGTGCGGGCGGGGCAGCAGCGGCCGCTGTCGGGGGCGAAGGCGTGGGACCCGCGCGTGACGGTGGATCAGGGGCCGCTGGTGGCGGCGACCCTGGCGGCATGGCAGTTGCTGCGGCATGAGGAGCTGTCGTCACCGGGCGCGTGGACGATCTAGGCCCCGTGGCGCGGGTCGCAGTTGCCTTTGGGTCAGACGGGCGATGGTTTTGCACCTGCCCTGATCCGGCGACTCGGCTTCGATCTTCCGGCCCGGCCCCGCGCGCCACGGATGTTCCGACGATACATGAGGGAGGGTCGCCCGTGGATGGCGTGAGGCTGGCCGGGGTGACGGTGCGCGCCCACTTGCGGGCGTGGCGCCTGCACGGGCGGGCGCTGGCGTCCCGTGCCCGCCAGGCGCGGCAGCAGCTGACCTCTGCCGCCTTGATGGTCGCGGGCATCGGCGGGCTCCTGGGGTTCTCATCGCTGGTGGGCCTGTGGTGCCTCGGGCTGACGGGGATGGCGGTGTCTGGCGGTGCGCTGTGGTTCGGGCTAATGCGCGATGACGGGACGGGCCTGCCGCGCCGCGGTGAGCGGACGGTAAGCCAGGTCCTCGACGTGGAGCGGATGCGCCCGTGAGGATGCTCGACCGGCTGCTGGCGCGCGCCGACGCGGGCTACAACGAGTATTCCTGGTCAGGCGCGTATCCGGTCGTGGCCACGGACGCCTACGGGCGCGGGAGGGAAGGCTCGCCCGCCGGGATCGTCCGCGCCGCACGTGAGGCGTACGAGGTCAACGGGGTCGTGGCGGCGTGTGACCTGGTGCGGATGTCGCTGTTCTCCGAGGCCAGGTTCAAGTTCCAGTCCGCCGCTGATGACCGGGTGTTCGGGAACACTGACCTGGGCATCCTGGAGCACCCGTGGCCGGGCGCGACGCAGGGAGAGCTGCTGGCCCGGATGTGCCAGGACGAGACGACGGCGGGCAACTGCTACGTCCGCCGCGTCGACCCGGCTGACGGCGGCGGCCCGCTGCTGGTGCAGATGCCGGCGGAGTGCGTGGTGATCGTGTCGGAGGAAGCCCGGGACACCCTCGGGCGGCCGTACCGGATCCCGGTCGGCTATTCGGAGGACCCGGCGCCGGGCAGCGGCCGTGACCCGGAGTTCTTCACCCCCGGCGAGGTGGCCCACTACTCGCCCGTGCCCGACCCGCGCGCCCGGTTCCGGGGCATGTCGTGGCTGTCCCCGGTTTTGCGGGAGGTCGGCGCGGATGACGCGATGACCGCCTACAAGACCGAGCACCTGCGCAGCGGCGCGCAGCTGGGCATCGTGGTGAAGTACGCGCAGGCCCTTCAGTCGGCGACGATCGACTTGCTGCGGGAGCGGATCCAGGCCCGGTACGGCGGCGCGGCGAACGCGGGCAAGACGCTGGTGCTTGACCGGGGCGGCGACGTGACGGTTGCCGGGTCGACGCTGGAGCAGCTGCAGTTCACGGCGGTGCAGCAGGCGGGGGAGCGGCGGGTGTGCGCGGCGGCGGGCCCGGGGCTGCTGGAGATCCTCGGGTTCGAGAAGGGCGACTACGCCTCGGCTATCCGGAAGCTGGCGGACCTGTGGGCGCGGCCGCGGTGGCGGCAGGCGTGCGCGTCGCTGGAGCACCTGGTGCCGACGTCGCGGGACACCGGCCCGGTGCGGCTGTGGTTCGACGTGAGCGGCATCGCGGCCCTGCGCGAGGGTGAGCTGACGCGGGCGCAGGCGTACCTGGTGAAGACGCAGGGCGTGGCGGCGTCGGTGGCGGCGGGGTACACGCGGGAGTCGGCGATCGCGGCGGCGGAGTCCGGGGACCTGTCGCAGCTGAAGCCTGACCCGAACGCTCCCCCGTCGGGCGTCAGCGGCCGGGAGACGGCGACGGAGCACCTGGGCGGGCCGCTGAACGGCCGCCCGCCGCAGGCGGGGCTGCCGCAGGACCTGCCGGGCGCGGTGAAGCCGAACGTGCCGGATTCGCGGCCGTTGCAGTTCGCGCCGATGCCGTCATTGCCGAACGGAGCGAGGGGATAGCTGATGGCCGCTGACGACGTGACCTGGAGCCTGGACGCGGAGCGGTTCAACCCGAATCATGCCCCGCCGGGCGCTGGCGGCGGCCAGTTCGCCTCAGCCTCCGGCGGCGGCGGCTCCAAGGGCGCCGCCGCGAGCCACGCTTCTGCCGCCCACAAGGAGCACCTGGCGCATGAGGCGCACCTCGCGCACATGGCGCACATGGCGCACCTGAAGGCGCACCCGATAGGGCAGGGGGAGCGCGGCAAGCGGGTCTCCGATCTTCAGGACAAGCTGAACGCGCTGGGCGCTAAGCCGCCGCTGGCATCCGACGGGATGTTCGGCCCGAAGACCCTCGCCGCGGTGAAGGCGTTCCAGCGGGCGCACGGCCTGAAAGTGGACGGGCTGGTTGGCCCGGAGACGACGGCGGCGCTGGAAGGCGCGCACGCCGCCCCGAAGGCGGCCCCGGCGCACCATCACGCCCCGGCGCATCACGCGGCGAAGCGGGCGATGATGCACGAGCCGCTCGGCAAGCCCGGCGGCCCCGGCCTGTGGGGGATGAAGGGCGCGCAGCTGCCCGCCTACATCCAGCACGTCCGCAACGACCTGATGCAGTCCCGGGGCATGGACGAGTCGAAGGCCACGCAGGAGGCGATCGGGATCGTGCGGGACTGGGCGGCCGGGCGGCGCGGCGCGAGCGCGGGCACGCAGGCGAAGGCAGTGGCGGCTGTCGCGGAGTTCGAGTCGCTGCGGGCGAAGGCTAAGGGCACGGCGAACAGGAGCACCATGGACGACGACGGCCCGGATTCCGGGGCGCGCAAGGCGGGCGGCATGTCCCGGGCGGAGCTGTTCCGCTCTTACCCGCTAGAGGACTACCACGTCGTCCGCACGGGCGAGGGGGACAGCTCCGGCCGGGTGGTCGAGGCGTACGCGACGGTCTTCGACGAGGCCACCGAGATTCACGACCACCAGGGCGATTACGAGGAGGAGATCGACCGGGCGGCGTTCAACAAGCGCATCGCCGACCTGGAGCGGTCTCACGCCGGCTTCGCCGCCGCGAAGGTGTTCTACAACCACGCGATGACGCTCCACGGGACGCCGTCTGACCGGTACTCGATGCCGGTGGCGGTGTGCGAGGGGGTCCGCGCCGAGGCTCGCGGCCCGATCACCCGCGCCCGGTACCTGGACACGCCGCTGGGCAACGAGGTGCTGGAGATGTGGCGCTCAGGCGCGATCACCGCGCAGTCGTTCACCGGGGCGATCATCCGGTCGACGCCGGAGCTGCGCCGCGGCGAGAAGTACCGTCCCCGCAACGGCCGCCTGATGCGGGTGCGGCGACTGGAGCTAGGGCTGAAGGAGTTCGGCCCGACGCCGTTCCCCGCCTACACGGGGGCGCAGCTGGTCGGGGTCCGCATGTCTCCGCTCGGCACCTACGGGGCCGGCGATGAGGACGAAGAAGTTTACGACGAGGCACTTCCCCCCGACGGGGAAGCCGTCGCCGGCGGGCCGCAGGATGACCTGCACCCGTCCCGGATGAACGCTCACCGGCTGTGGCGCAACCGCCTCGACGAGGCGTGCCGCGAGGCCGGGATCGTGCTCCCTGGGAGGGGATGACAGATGGCAACCCTTGACGACCTGATCGACGAGCAGAACGTGATCCGCTCGGAGCTGACCGCGCTCGACGAGAGCCCGGACACCACCGAGGAGGACCACGGCGACCTCCGGGACACCCTCATCAAGCGGTGGAAGGACCTGGAGCAGCGCAAGGCGCCGCTGATCACGCGGATGGAAGACCTGAACCTGATCAAGCGGATGTCCGGCGAGGCGGCGAACCGGGAACCCGGCGACGGCGGGCAGCCGAGCCGGTGGGGCGGCGGCCGCGGCCCGGAGCTGATGCAGCGCAAGGACCCGCTGGAGGGCCGGGGCGAGACGAAGGACTACACGCTACTGTCCCGCAGCGACGTCATCGCCCGCGCGTCCACGCTGGTCGAGCAGCACGCCAGGCGGGGGATGCTCCCCGGCGACCGCGGGGAGGCGGCCACGTTCGTGGCGCAGGCCCCGGCGATCGCCCGGCACATGCTGCTGTTCGGCGGCGACGAGTACTACGACGCGTTCAAGGACTACGTCAACGACCCCACCGGCCCGGGCCTGCAGCGCGCCGCCGGGGCGCTGTCGCTGGCGTCAGCGCAGGGCGGATACCTGCTGCCGTACTTCCTGGACCCGACGATCGTGCTGACCACCGACGGGACGACGAACCCGTACCGGCGGCTGACGACCCCGAAGAAGATCACCACCAACGCCTACCAGGGCGTGAACTCCGCCGGGGTGCAGGCCGCCTACCTCGACGAAGCCGCGTCAGCCGGCACGGCGAACTACCAGGGCGTCGGGCAGATCCAGATCGGCATCAAGAAGGCGGCCGCCTGGGTATACGGCTCCCTGGAGGCGAACGAGGACACCAACTTCGCCGACCAGCTCCCGACGCTGCTCGGCGACGCGAAGGACGTCCTGGAGGAGACTAACTTCGCCGTCGGCACTGGCGGCACCGCCCTCAACTCGGGCGTGCCACTGGGCATCGCGGCGGCGCTGGGCACCGCCCAGCGGGTCGCCGCCGCGACCACCGGCTCCATCGCCGCGCAGGACATCTACAACCTGGAGGCGGCGCTCGGCCCGCGGTTCCGGCTGGACCCGTCGGTCGGGTTCGTCTCCAACATCACCAACATCAACAAGATCCGCGGGGCGTCCCCGTCCGGCGCGGGCTCGGCGTTCTGGGCGACGCTCGGCGACGGGACCCCGTCGCGGCTGCTGAACCACCAGATCGAGGAGTCGCCGTCGCTGACGGTGACCTCCGGCGCGGGCGGGACCGGCACCGGCAGCTCCGGCACGGCGAACACGCTGTCGGTGTTCGGCGCGTGGTCCAACTTCCTGATCGTGGACCGGATCGGCATGAGCATGCTGTTCGAGCCGATGATCAAGGACACCAGCTCGGGCACGCCCAAGGGTCAGCAAGGCTGGTTCGCTTTTTGGAGGTCTGGTTCCGGCGTGACCACGGCCAACGCGTTCCGGGCACTCACGTACGCCTGACCTGCTAACGCGGAGGCCCCTCGTCCTGCCCTGGAGCGTGGGGCTTCCGCATCATCCAGGGCACTCCAGGGCGGGAAGCAGGGTAAAAGCGTGGCTCAGATGGCGATCACGGTCCCCGATGACGTCCCCACCGCGGTTACTCGCGATGAGGCGGCGCGGCTGGCGACGCTGGCCTCGGGCGGTGACGTGCTGGAGCTGGGGGCGTGGCACGGGTTCTCCACGATCATCCTGGCGCAGGCGGCCCGGCGGGTGACGTCCGTGGACTGGCACGGCGGCGACGCGTCCCTGACGGCGATGGGGGAGGCGGGCGCGTCAACGTGGGAGGCGTACCGGGCGAACCTGGCCCGCTACGGCGTGGCCGGGAAGGTCGATGCCCGGCGTGGCCGGTTCACGGACGTGCTCCCGGCGCTGGCGAGGTCCGGGGCGCTGTTCGACGGCGTGTTCCTGGACGCCCAGCACGACGCCGCGGCGGTGCAGGCGGACCTGGAGCTGGCGCTGCCGCTGGTGCGGCCGGGCGGGTGGGTGGCGTTCCATGACTACGGCCGCAGCGACGAGACGGGCCACCCGGGGTTCGGGGTGACGGGGGTCGCCGACCGGTTCGGCGTGGCCGGCGTCACGGGGAACCTGGCGTGGGGGTTCACCGCCGGCTCGCCCGCGGCGGCGGGTGACCGGGAGCGGACGCTGACGGTGATCGGGATGCCGTTCCAGGCGGACGGGAGCGGCTATCACCGGTTTTACCTGCCGTGGAAGCATCTGACCGCGAACAGCAGGCACGTGTTCGGGATCCCGGCGCCGGGGGTGAAGCTGCCGCAGCCGACGGCCGCCGACGCCGAGGACATTGACGTGCTGGTGATGCAGCGGCCGGCGTTCCCGCACGGGATGCGGCAGGTGGACCGGCTGCGGGGGCACGTGGCGATCGTCGCGGAGACCGACGATGACATGATCACGACGGAGCCGAGCAACCTGGGGACGTTCGCGTCGGACCCGCGGGCGGCGGAGAGCGTGCGGTACTGCCTGCGGCGGGCGGACATGATCACCGTGTCGACGCCGTACCTGGCGGAGCTGTACGCGCCGCTGAACTCCAACATCGTGGTGCTGCCGAACTGCGTGAAGGCGGAGCTGCTGGACATGCCCCGCAGGCGGCGGGAGCGGGTGACGGTGGGCTGGCAGGGCGGCAGCTCGCACCTGGTGGACATGTGCATGATCCAGGACGAGCTGACCGGGGTGCTGGCGGCCAACCCGGGCGTTGACATGCACTTCGTGGGGGTGGACTTCTCCCCGATGCAGTGGGTGAAGAATCCTGGGCTGCGGGAGCGGTGCCGTTTTACGTCCTGGTTCGATGACGTGGGCGACTACTACCGGGCGGTGGATTTCGATATCGCGATCGCACCTTTGGCTGACGTGCCGTTCAACCGGGCCAAGAGCCACCTGAAGGCGCTGGACGCGGCGGCGCGGGGGATCCCGGTGATCGCGCAGGACATGGAGCCGTACCGGGACTTCGTGCGGGACGGCGAGACCGGCTACCTGGTGCGCACCCCCGAAGAGTGGACGGCGCGGCTGACGGAGCTGATCCACGATGAGGCGGCCCGCGAGGAGATGGGCGCCAAGGCCCGCGAGGTGGCCCGGCTGTACACGATGCAGGGCAACTGGCAGCTGTGGGAAAAGGCTTACGAGTCGGTGGCATAGGAGGCCGTGATGGCGAGGCGGATAATGCTGGAGGTCACGCAGCCGTTCCACAAGAGCGGCACGGAGGTCATGTTCCAGCCGGGCGAGCTGTTCCCGCCTGATGCGGAGCTGCCTGACGGGGTGACGGTGCGCGAGGTGGTCGCGGAGGTTCCCGACGAGCCTGCCCCGGCCCCGGAGCCGCCGAAGGCCCCGGCCAGGCCCGCGAAGGCCGCGGCGACCTGATGCACCCGTCGGCGATGACGTTCGCTGTCTCGGCTACCGATCCTGAGGACGTCGCATTCAAGCGGGTGCTCGAGGTCGGGTCGATGGACGTGAACGGGTCGGTTCGCCCGCATGTTGAGGCGCGCGGCCCGGCGTCATATACCGGGATCGACATGCGCCCAGGCCGTGGCGTGGATCTGGTGATGGACGCCGCGGCGCTGCCCGGTGAGCTTGGCCAGCAGGACATCGTGATCTCCACGGAGATGCTGGAGCACGCGGCGGACTGGCAGGCTGCGGCGCGCGGCATGATCAGCGCCCTGGCGCCGGGCGGCGTGCTGGTGCTGACCACCCGTTCGCAGGGGTTCCCGTTGCACGGCTACCCGGAGGATCACTGGCGGTTCTCCGTGGAGGCGATGGGCGCGATCGTCAAGGCCGCGGGCCTGGACGTGGAGCGGCTGGAGCCGGACCCGGACCCGGCTAGCCCGGGCGTGTTCGTGAAGGCCCGCAAGCCTGCGGGCTGGACGTGGCCGGATGTCCGGGAATCCTGGGATTCCGCTGGCGTGACCCCGGTGACGCCGTGAGCGAGGAACCGGAGATCGGCTGGCGGGTGCTTGACCCTGACGGGAACGTGGTCGCGTCGGGGCCGGTGACGGAACTGGAGATGGTCGCCGAGATGGGCGAGGTAACGGAGCCGGAGGGCAGCGATGGCGGGGATTGACCAGACGATGGTCTCGAACATCCTGAACGCGACGACGCCGACCGGTGCGTCGGGCGCGCCGGGGTCGTTCTCCGCGCTCGGCGGCACGGCGATGAAGGTGCGGATCAACTCGACGGCATCGACGGCGAGCGCGGCGGGCACGGAGCTGACCGGCACCGGCTACGTGCCGGGCGGCACCGCGGTCCCGGCTGCCAGCACCGCGTCCAGCGCGGGCAGCAGCGTCACGCTCCCGGCCACGTCGGCGCTGTCGTGGACGAACGGCTCCGGCGGCGCGTGGTCGATCGTGTCGATGGACCTGACCAGCAGTGCCGGGACCAGGGCGTGGTTCGGCAACTTCAACGGCCAGCCGATCTCCATCGCGAACGGGAACACGTTCCAGGTCGCGGTCGGCGGCATCGCAATCTCGCTGAGCTGAGGAGCACTGAATGCGCCTTCCCCTTGTCGGCCCGCTGACCCCGCTGCACGTCGCGGACGGCAGCGCGTTCACCACCTTCACCACCTTCCAGGACGTCAGCCCTGCGCCGCAGCTGGTCCTCCCGCAGCAGATGCTAGACGTCGGCCTGGAGCTGTTCTTGTTCGCGGAGGGCGAGTTCTCCACGACGGGCACGCCGACGCTCAGCATCGGCTTCTGGTTCAACGGTGCCGCCGGGGCCGCCCCGACCAGCATCCTGGCGCAGACCACGGCGACCACCACCGGCAGCGGCGCGGCGGCGTGGCAGTGGGAGGCGTGGTGGCGGGGCCGGCTCCGGGGGATCGGCGCCTCAGGGAGCTTCAAGGGCACCGGCGGCGTGCACCTGGGAACCAGCCTGACCGCGATGGCCGCGCCGATCCCGATGCCGACGACGCAGGCGCTGCGGACGGTGACGGTGGACACGACGGCGAACCGGGCGCTCGGCGTCGGCGCGGCGTGGGGCACCAGCTCCGCGTCCAACAGCATCACCACGTACAACCTGATGGCCTGGGCTGCCTCCTGACCCCCTTTCCCTTAGGCGGGCGCGCCGATGGCGACGCACAACACGGGCACCACGGCGACCCTCGGCCAGTCCGCTCATACGGTCCCGTTCACGTTCACGATCCCCGGCGGGGTGCTGGCCGGCGACGTGATGATCGTCGGGATCAACACGTTCAGCTTCCCGCTGACCGGCCCGGCGACCAGCACCCCGACGTCGGGCGGCGGTTCGTGGACCGCGGTCGGCCCGCTGGTGGCCGCGCAGAACGGGACCGCGGGAGTCTTCGCGACGGCCTGGCAGCGGGTCGCGACAGCCGGGGACCCGGGCAGCACGTTCACGATCTCGTGGACGGGCGGCGTCGGCGGCACGGACGGCTTCTGGTGGACCGCCACCTTTGACGCCTATACGGGCTTCTGGACCGCTGACCCGATCGCGCAGTCGATCACCCCCACGTCGGGCGCGCAGACCGCGGTCGGGACGTGCCCGTCGGGGACGTCCCTGCGGTCCGGGTCGTGGGTCGTGCAGCTCGCCCCGATCACGCCGAACTCCTCCGGCACGATCACCGGCGTCCCGCCGGGCATGACGCAGCGGCAGCTGTCCAACGGCAACTCGGGCGTCTCCAACGCCTCGGCGGACTCGAATGCCAGCGTCGGCGCGGCGGGGACGGCGATCGGCGGCGGGTCGTTCACCTCTAGCAACGCCACCGATAACTGGTGGACCGAGTGGACCATCGAGCTGGCCACGGTCGCCGGGGGCGCGCCCGCGACGGTGTCGGCGCCGGTAGGGCCGCCGCTCATCCCGCCGCACCCGCACTTCACGTCGATGCTGCTGGGGCAGGCGTGGCAGCGGGCCGACTGGCAGGCGCAGGGCGTCGCCGACCTGACGGTCGGCTTCGCGTCGACCTCGGGCGGCGTCGACACCTACAACGTCACCAGCCCGTGGAACGGCGGCACCACCCAGCAGATGCGCGTGCTCGCGCCGACGACGGCGAACGCGAACTACCCTCGCGCGTTCCTGCTCATGCTGCCCGTCGACCCCAACCAGGACACGACGTTCGGCGACAGCATCGGCGTCGCCCAGGGCCTGGGGGCGCACAATCAGTACAACCTGACGTGCGTGCAGCCGGGCTACGCGGCGGCGGCCGGGACCGGCCCGTGGTTCGGCGACAACCCGCTCGACACGTCGATCAGCCAGGAGAAGTACACGCTGCTGGTCACGGCGTGGATCCGCGCGAACCTGGCCGTCACCGGGGCGGAGCGGGTGTTTCTGATCGGGTTCTCCCGGTCGGGCCTGGGCGGGCAGGGGCTGCTGTTCCGGCACCCTGACCTGTTCGCGGCGTGCGCCAGCTGGGACGCGCCGTTCATGATGACCGACTACGACGGCACGGACCCCACCAACGGCGGGTCGATCGGCGGGTCCCCGGCCAGCGTCTACGGCACGTCCAGCAACTTCACGACGAAGTACCAGCTGTCAGCGGCGCACCTGTCGGCCTGGCAGGCGACCGGCCAGCACGGCGTCAACCGGATCTGGCTCGGCCTGGGCCCGGGGTTCCCCGCGGACACCCCGGCCTACGATGCGGCGCTGACCGCCGCGGGGATACCGCACTCGTACGCGTTCGCGAACACGGTCGAGTCGCACGCCTGGCATTCCGACTGGGTGGCGTCGGCGCTGGCGGCGATCATCCCGTCTAACTGGTCGCAGGGCACGACGGTGCTGCCGCAGCAGCTGCCGTCCCCGCTGCTGGCGGACTTGCTGGACCTGGCGTCGGTGCGGCTGGACCCGGGCGCGGACGCGGCGGCGGTGACCCTGGGCACGGCGTCGCTGGCTGGCACGGCGTCGCTGTCGGCGCTGGCGGTCACGCTGGCTCCCGCGTCGCTGTCCGGGGCGGGCGCCGTCGCGGGGCTTTCCGTTCAGGCGGCGGGCCTCGGCATTGCCGGCGCGGGCTCGCTGGCCGCGCTGGCCACCGAGTCCGCCGTCGCGTCCCTGGCGGGCGCGGGGTCCGTGAGCGCCAGCGCTGGCGGCGGGCAGACTGCCTCGCTGTCGGGGGCTGGGTCCGTGTCGGCGGTGGCCGTAGTCATCGCGGCCTGCTCCCCGGCCGGCGCGGGCGCCCTGTCGGCGGCCGTCACCGTGGCGGCGTCGGCGCAGCTGTCCGGTGCCGGGTCGGTCGCGGCGCTGGCCACGCAGGCAGCGGCTGCCTCGCTGTCCGGGGCTGGCGCGGTCGCGGCGGCCGGGGCCGAGCGGGGGCCGTTCACCGTGGGGAAGCTGGCCGCTTCCACGTACGCGCCCACCGGGGCGACGTCGACCAGCTCCGGCGTCAACACGACCACGACAAGCTGAGGGGAGGCGGCAGGCATCAGGTACCCTGCGGGTCAACCAGTGAGAGTGTCAACGACGGTCCGTGACCTGTCCGGCGCTCTCGCCACCCCTGGCACGCTGACGCTGACGATCCGGAAGCCGGATGCCACCAGTCAGGACTACAGTTCCCCGGCGCTGGACTCCACGGGGAACTACCACCAGGACGTCCCCGTCGCGGACCTCGCGCAGCTTGGCCACTACCAATACAAGTGGGTAGCGACCGGCACGGGCGCCGGGGTGTCGGTGGGCAGCTTCGACGTCTACGACCCGTTCGAGGTCCGCGTCCTGAGCCTGCAGGACGCGAAGGAGATGCTGAACATCCCGGCGTCGAAGACGGCGGATGACGCGGAGATCGACGGGTGGATCGCGGCGATCGAGGCCGGGCTGGAGAAGCGCACGGGCGGCCCGGTGATCTCCCGGGCGGTGACGGAGCGGTCGGAGCTGCTGCAGGGCGGGACGGTGATCCCGGTGCGGCAGCGCCCGCTGGTCAGCGTGACGTCGATCACGGACTCGGGCGGCGGGGCGCTCGGCGTCAGCGACCTGGACCTTGACGTGAACGCGGGGCTGATCCGGCGGAAGCTGGGGATCCCGTTCTACGGGCCGTTCTTCCCGTGGTCGCCGCAGGTGACCGTGGTATACGTGGCGGGGTGGGGGACGTCGGTGGCGCCGGCGTTCGCCAGCTTCGCCCGGATCGTGATCAAGAACCTGTGGGACACCCAGCGGCCCAGCGTGGGGATGCCGATGGGCGGCGAGCAGATGGTCACGGTGCCGGGGTTCGGGTTCGCGGTCCCGAACCGGGCGGCGGAGCTGCTCGACGGCTCCCAGGACGGGATCCCGTTCGTGCTGGAGGCGTACATCTGATGGCCGCGACCAGGTTCAACGACGCGGTCCTCGCGCTGGCCGCCGCCTACCAGGCCGCGCCCGCGCTCGAGGACGTCCCGGTGTACGACGGGGTGCAGGCGACGGCGTCCGCCGACGATGACTTCATCGTCGTCGGGCATGACGGCAGCCTCGGCGCGGACGGGACGCTGGCGGCGGACGCGCTCGCCGGGACGTTCACTCAGGCCAACCTGGAGTTCGGGACCCGGCAGGAGACGGGCTACGTGAACTGCCTGATCGTCTCCCAGACCGGCGATGCCGGCGACATCCCCGGCAGGCGGCAGCGGGCCAGCGACCTGCTGTCCGCGGCCGAGGACGCGGCAGGCGCGAACGGCGGCCTGCAGTCAGGTAACGCGGCCGGGATCATGTTCGACGGCACCAGTGACGGCCGGTTCATCAACCGGCTGTCCGGCGGCGTCGCCGTGCTGCTGGCCTACCGGGTTTACTACTCCACAGAATGGGACTGAATGCGCTGGCTGCTGGTCCACCCCGGCCCGAACTTCTCCGTGGCCGACGTGCACGCCGGGTGGGCGGAGGCGCTGCGCGGCCTGGGCGAGCAGGTCATGGAGTACAACCTTGACGACCGCCTCCAGTTCTTCGACTCGGCGCTGATGCCCGCGCCGGACGCGATGCCGGACGCGGACGGCCGCGCGCTGGCCCGCAAGGCGATGACCCGCGAGCAGGCGACGGAGAACGCCGCCGACGGGCTGATGGGCGCCTGCCTGCGCTGGTGGCCGGACGTGGTGCTGGTCGTCAGCGCGTTCTTCATCCCGGAGTTCTACTTCGAGGTGATGCGCGCCCGCCGCTTCCGGATCGTCATGCTCTACACGGAATCGCCTTACCAGGACAGCGAGCACCTGCACATGGCGAAGTGGGCGGACATCGCGCTGGTCAATGACCCGGTGAGCCTGGACCGCTACCGGGAGGCGTGCCCGGTCGCCGAGTATGTCCCGCATTCCTACCGGCCTGCCGTGCACTACCCGGCCCCGGCGGAGACAGTGGAGGACCTTGACCTGGCGTTCGTCGGCACCGGGTTCCCGTCGCGGATCCGGTTCTTCGAGGAGATGAACCTGTCCGGCTTGCGGGTGGCTCTCGGCGGCCTGTGGCCGGGCCTGGCGGAGGGCTCGGCGCTGCGCCCCCACCTGCTGCCGCACGATGATGGCGACGGGTGCATGGTCAACGAGCGGACGGCGGCCCTGTACCGGCGCGCCCGTGCCGGCATTAACTTCTACCGCCGCGAGGCGGAGCCGGACTGGGATCAGCGGGCGCACGCGATCGGTCCCCGCGAGGTCGAGATGGCGGCGTGCGGCCTGTGGTTCGCGCGGGACCCGCGCGGCGAGTCCGGGGAGCTGTTCCCGTTCCTGCCGGAGTTCACCAGCCCGGCCGAGGCGGCGGAGGCGATCCGGTGGGCGCTCGCGCACGACGACGAGCGGGAGAAGGCTGCCGCGATGGCGCGCGAGGCCATCGCGGGCAGGACGTTCGCAAATGCGGCGAAGCGGCTGCTGACGCTGCTGGACAAGTGAAGGGCGGCCTATCGTGGCACGGGATCACGGGCGCAACGGCAGGGTTTACCTAGGAGTGGCGTCCAGCGCGGCGGCGGCGTCGCCGCTGCCGTTCCAGGCGTCCTGGACGGTTAACCAGGCGACCGACAAGCAGGAGGTCACCGCGTTCGGCGACCAGAACAAGACGTACGTCGCGGGGCTGCCCGACTCCAGCGGTGACTTCGGCGGCTTCCTCGACGATGCCTCCAGCCAGACGTTCATCGCCGCCTTGGACGGGCAGCCCAGGAACTTTTACCTGTACCCGAACGTGACGCTGTTCCCGAATAACTGGTACTGGTTCGGGCAGATCCTCCCCGACGCGTCCGCTGACGGGGCGGTGGGCGGCCCGGTGAACTTCAAGTCAACCTGGGCGGCGGCCGGCCCGATCACCCGCTACACCCCGGCGGGCCTCAACACCTGATGCCGGGCCTTGACCAGCTGGCCGCCGACCTGGCCGGCATCTCCGCCCGGCTGAAGGAAGCCGGTGAGGGCGGCCTGCAGCGGCGGCTGGCGGCCGGGATCGGGAAGGCCGTCGAGCCGGTCGAGCGGGAGGTCCGCGCGGGGCTGCGGCCTCACATGCCGGACCGGTACGCGGACGTCATCGCAGCCGAGCTCAGCATCACCCGCCGCACCTTCACCGATCCGGACGGGGCGCGGGTGAGCGTGTACGCGCGGACGACGGGCGGCGGGAAGCGGAAGATCGGCAGGCTGGACCAGGGCATCCTGTGGCACCCGACGTTCGGTGACCGCCGACACTGGTCGGAGATGACCGAGCCGCACGTGAAGCCGGGCTGGTGGTCCGACGCCACGGAGAAGGTGGCCCCGCGGGCGCGGCAGGAGATCGAGGACGCCCTGAACGACATCACGGAGAGGATCGTGCACAGGTGAAGGTCAGGATCGGCGGGGAGTCGTTCGACTTCGACGAGGCACGCCGTCCCATGTCGGAGGCGATAGCGGTCGAGAGGGCATGGGGACGGCGTTATGCCGAGTGGGAGTCCGAGCTGCAGGCCGGGTCCGCTGAGGCGATGGCCGTGTTCGTCTGGCTCGTGTGGCGGCGCGATGGCCGGGAGGTGGAGCTGGCGGACATCCTGTCCGGCGAGGTTGATTTCGACTACCGGGAGCTTGAGCAGTCAATCCTCGAAGTGGCGGTTGAACGGCAGAAGGCGGCAGAGGCGGAGGCAAACCCTACGCAGGGGGCCGTGAGCCCTGCGGCCCCGGATGGCACACCTACGACGCCGGCCGCTACGAGGCGCTCTTCGCGGAAGTCCTCCACATAAGGCCGTGGGAGATTCCGCTGCTGACGACTGACCAGTTCGACTCGCTGATCAGCTACCTGCACGAGACCGGCCGCGCCGAGGGCTAGCCCCGAGCGCGGCTTTTCCATGAGAAGACCCCGGCGACGGCTGTCACCGTCCCGGGGCACGGCCAACCTGAGAGGCAGGCTGACGTGAGTGACTCTAGTGCCGACGACGCCACCCGCAAGCAGCAGAAGCGCGAGCAGGACCGGCGTTACCGGGAGAAGAACCGCGACCGGATACGCGAGTACAAGCGCGATCATTACCGCCGCAACCGCGAGCGAATACGTGAGTACAACCAGCAGTATTACGTAGAGAACCGCGAGGAAGTCCTAGCGCGAGCGCGCGAATACCAGGCGGAGAACGGCGACTTGATCAGGGGACGCGCCCGGAATGCATATGCGGCGAATCCGGAGAAAGTTAAGGCGTACCACGCGGGAAGAAGTGCTCGCGGCGTGTACCGCTTTAGGCACCTCTGGAAAGCCCATGGCCTCGACCTCGCTAAATGGGCAGCTCTATGGGAAGCCCAAGATGGCCGCTGCTATCTTTGCCGCCGCGAACTGGACGCGCGGAACACGCGGAAGGTGCATGTAGAGCACTGGCACGGGTGTGGTGCCCACCCGTCAGACTCATCTTGCAACGCCTGCCGCAGGGGACTCGCGTGCAGTAGCTGCAATCTTATCCTCGGAATAGTGCAAGATGATCCTGAGCTTCTCAGGGCAATAGCTGCCAATCTAGAGGTCGCGAACCGTGACGTATCGGCCAGACAAGAGAAAGCCCCGCAACAACTGACGCTGGAACTGGGCTAACTGAAGGAGGTGGTGGCTATGGCGTCGGAGACGCTCCGGTTTTGACATAACGGGAAATAGCTCCTCCGCGACTCGCGCCTTTAAAGACACTGCCGAAGGTGCCGCCGTCGCCGCCCGGGCCGCCAAAGAACTAAGCGATAAGCTAAATCTCCAGTCCAAGTCCGCGCAGGTCAGCGCGGGTGCCACGCTCAGCATGGTCAAAGCCGACCGGCTGCTAAGCGAGGCCGAGGAAGTCCTCTCAGGCCGCGCCGATGAGGCGGCGCAGCAGCTCCGCCAGCAGGCGCGCGCCGCCGAGGAGGCGGCAGCCGCGAACAAGCTCGCCGCCGAGGAGGCCAAGGGCGGCGCGGCCGGCTTCGCCGCGCTCCGCAGCCCGATAGCCGGCGCCGTAGTGGCCGGTGCGGCCCTGGCCCCGATCGCCGTCACCCTCGCCGCCGGGCTTGGCGGCCTCGGGCTGGCCGCGCTGGCGACAACCAAGCGCACCGACGAGATGGCCAAGATCTTCGGGCCGCTGAAAACTGAGGTGCGGGACTTCCAGAACTCGCTCCAGCCGCAGGTCCTGACAATCTTCGGTGATGGCGCCGGGATCGCGAAGGACGCCCTGAAGCAGCTCCAGCCGGTCGCCGCCGCGACCGGGACGGCGCTGCACGGCGTCCTCGGCCAAGTCGGTGCCGAGCTTCAGTCCGGCCAGTGGAAATCGTTCTTCTCCTTCATGGCCGCCCAAGCCGGCCCAGACCTTCAGCTGGTCGGCAAGCTGCTCGTAGACCTGCTGCGGGACTTCCCGCCGTTGTTGCAGCAGCTGCAGCCCGCTGGGCGCCTTGTGCTGATCCTCGCCGACGACCTGCTGAAGGCCGTAGGTGGCCTGGAGCGGTTCCACCTGATCCTGCCGGTCCTCGGCGCGGCGATCGGGTTCGTCGTCGGCGGCCCGCTCGGCGCCCTGGTCGGAGGCCTGGCCGGGGTCGCGATCCAGGCCGCCGCGACGAACACGGAGATCACCAAGACCGGGCAGGCTATCCGGCAGCTCGATCAGCTCAAGCCCGTCACCAAGGACATGGTCGGGTTTGCCGGGGTGGCGGGGATCGTGGCGGCGAACATGTCCCGCTCGGCGACGGCCGTCACGGACGTGCAGAACGCGATGATCGACGCCCATCCGGTGGTGGGCACGCTGCGCGGTGACATGGACCTGCTGAACGCCGCCGTGGTGTCCGGGAACTCGGTGCTGGCCGCCTACATGGACCTGTGGGCCAAGTTCGTCGGCACGAGCGTCTCCGACCAGCAGGCGGTGCTGAACCTCAAGGCGGCGTTCGAGGGCTACAACACCGCCGTGAAGCAGTCCGGGCGGGCCAGCACGGCGGCACAGCAGGCGTTCCTCAGCATTTTCACGACGCTCGGCACGGGCCTGGACACGCTGCACAAGAACGGCGCGTCGGTCGCGGAGATCAACGGCCTGTACGCCACGACCTTCAGCCGGCTGTCCGCGCTGCACGGGCTGACCCCGCAGCAGCGCGCCGACGTGCAGGGGCTGACCCGGGACTACCTCGCATGGGCGAGCAGCGCGGACGGCCTGAACAGGAAGGTCCTCACGGCGGCGGGGACCCTGCGGGATACCTTCTTCGCGCAGCTGGCCAACGGCCACCGGGTGGTGCCGACCGCGAAGGCGGACATGGACGCCCTGGCCGACTCGGTGCTGAAGACCGGGACGAACAGCCGGGCGACGGCCAGTGACCGGGCGCGGCTGATCTCCGACCTAGCCCACTCAGGGCTGACCGCGCAGGCGGCGCAGTCGCTGGTGAAGGACTTCCAGCGGCAGATCGACTCGCTGAAGGGCAAGACGGTCAACGTGGGGGTGACCGCGTCGGGGTCCGGCGGGATCAACGTGGCCGCGACCGGGCTGGCGGCGCGGATCTTCAAGCTGTCCCACCTGGCCGCCGGCGCCCGGATACCCGGGTTCGGCGGCGGTGACGTCCACCCGGCGCTGCTGGAGGGCGGCGAGACGGTCGTCGACAAGCACACGTCCCGCCAGCTGGCCCCGGTCTTCCGCGCCGCCGGCGTCCCCGGCTACGCGTCCGGCGGGGTGGCGGGGATGCCGCCGTTCGCCGCCAGCCAGGCCGGGGCGGACATCGGCGGGTGGGCCGGGTCGTCGGTCTCCTCGATGCTGAACGCGATGATCGCCCAGTACAAGGCGACCGCCCCGGCCAGCGGCGTGTTCGCCGGGCCGGGCGGCGGCACCGCGGCGCAGAACGTGGCGCTGGCGCAGCGCACCCTCGGCTGGTCGGGCGGCGAGTTCGCCGACCTGGTGCGCCTGTGGACTCAGGAAAGCGGCTGGAACCAGTTCGCCTACAACGCCTCCTCCGGCGCGACGGGCATCCCGCAGGCGCTGCCGTACACCAAGATGCCCCGGGCGGCGTGGCTGCCGTCGCAAGGCGGCTCAGCGAACGTCCTGGCGCAGGAGACGTGGGGCGCGAACTACATCCGCGGCCGCTACGGCTCCCCGTCGAATGCCTGGGCGCACGAGCTGGCGTTCAACTGGTACGACCGCGGCGGCCTGCTCAAGCCGGGGCTGACGCTGGCCTACAACGGCACCGGCCGCCCCGAGCAGGTCATCCCGCCCGGCCGCGGCGGCGGCGCCGGCACCGGCCCGGTGACGATCGTGGTCGAGAACCGCGGCGTCATCGGCAGCCAGGCCGAGGCGGACCGCTGGCTGAGCGACGCCGTGGACCGCCTCGCCCGCGCCGGGAAGCTCGCCTACGCGCTGCGGCACTCCCCGTCGGCGGCCTGAGTGGCGACCGGCTGGCCGCAGGTCATCGTGGAGGGCGGATTCGCCACCACCAGCCCCGTGCAGCCGACGGGCACGCTCATCCTGGACGACGCCGTGAACGGGCTGCTGGACACCGGCATGCTCGGCGGCGACGTCACCTGGTCGGACCTGTCGCCGTTCGCCCGCTCCGGGACGGTGACCCGCCCGGGCTCGCGGGAGCAGGGGCCGCTGTGGTCCAACGGCCCGGCCACCGCGGCCATAGTGCTGAAGAACGGCGATGGCCGGTTCGACCCCGATAACCTCGCGGGCCCGTACGCGCCCGGCGGGGTCACCGCCCTGCGGGCCATGGCCCCCGTCCGGGTGCGGGTCACCTGGGCAGGCATGGCCTACCCGCTGTTCTCCGGGTTCGCCGACTCCTGGGAGCCGGAGGACGGCCGCAACTACGCCAGCCGCTACGCGCAGGCCACCGTCACCGCCACCGACGGCCAGAAGGTCCTGGCCGGGGTGAGGCTCCCGGCCGTCAGCCCGGCCGGGGCGGGCACGCTATCGGGCAACCGGGTGACCCACGTCCTGGACCTGGCAGGCTGGTACACCGGCAGCGGCTACCGCGACGTTGACACGGGCAAGAGCGGCATGCAGGCGTACGCGGGCGGCGACACCGCGTGGAACCTGGCCAGGGCCGCCGCCGACGCCGAGCTCGGCGACCTGTGGATCGACGGCTCCGGCCGGGTCGTGTTCCGCGGACGGCATGCAACCTTGACCGATGCCAGGTCAAGCACCGTGCAGGCGGTCTTCGGCGACCGGCCCGGCAACCTCGCCCCCGAGGCGTCCGCGTCGCCCGCGCTGAACGCCAACCCAGGGTTCGACAACGGCATCGCGAACTGGACGTCGTCTCACGCCGCCACGCTCGCCTACTCCCAGGACGTGCAGTACGGGCCGCGGCCGGGCGTCATGTCGCTACACGGCGACGGGGCCACCGCCAACCCCCGCGCCCTGGGGTCGCTCATCACCGGGATCACCCCCGGGGCCACCTACACGGCGTTCATCGTCACCTGGACCGCCGGCACCCCGGCGGCGCAGGTCGACTGGAAGACGTCCGGCGGCGCGTTCATCTCCTCCTCCGCGCTGTCGGCCGCCCCGGCCGCCGCCGGCCCCTGGCAGGTGCTGACGGTCACCGACACCGCCCCGGCCACCGCCGCCACGGCCACCCTCATCACCGGCCTGGCCGGGACCCCCGCCGCGGGCGTCATGCTCTACACCGGGTACGCCGTCCTCATCGCCGGGGACGGCAGCTCCGCGCCCGCGGAGCTGGCGTACGCGTCAGTCCTGCGGGCCCGCGACGACTCGACCCTCGCCAACGACGTGCAGGCCACCCGGGCGGGCGGCACGCTGCAGCAGGTGCAGGACGCGGCCAGCATCGCGAGGTTCCTGTTTCCCCGCACCTACGCCCGCTCGGACCTGATCTTGCAGGACGACGCGACCGCGCTGCAGTGGGCGCAGTGGGTGCTGTACGTCGCCGCCGGCGATGAGGACCGCTTCGACACGCTGGTGATCACCCCCATGCGCGACCCGGCGAACCTGTGGCCGCAGGCGCTCGGCCGGGAGATCGGCGACCGCGTGCAAGTGTGGCGCCGCCCCCCCGGCGTCGCGTCCCCGGTCGCGAAGGACTGCTTCATCCGCGGCATCACCCACGCCTGGGACGAGTCCGCCAGGTCCTGGACCACGACGTGGACGCTGCAGGACGCCGCCAAGTACGGCTCTTTCCTCACCCTGGACAACCCGATCCTCGGCGCGCTGGACTCCAACGCGCTGGCCTACTGACGGAGGATGCCCGTGCCCTGGCCACCTGGCGAGCCGCCCTGGACCAAGGATGAGGTCACGGGCGCGCAGTGCCGCCCCGAGGCGCAGCGGACGCCGCTGCCGCAGGCGGGCGAGCGCGTCCTGTTCCGCCGCCGGGAATGGGAGGATCCCGTTCCCGCGACGATCACCAGCGTGCAGGACATGACGGTGCCGCTGTGCGCTAACGGCAGCACGGAATTCCCTGCCGACGTCTACGTGTGGGAGCACCCGGACCCGGCGGTGCCCGTGGCGTCGTGGACCCATCCGCGGGCCCGCGGGGAGCTGGGGCTGAGGGCCGACCCGTGGCCGCGGGTGCGGCTGGAGCTGGACGGCGGCGGAGCCGAGACGTGCCGGGAGTCCCGGGTGCGGGGCGCCCCCGGGTGGCTGCGCGAAGGAGAGGGCAGGTAGGTGGCGATCCCTGTCTGGACGGTCGGGGAGGTCCTGAGCGCGGCCGACGTCAACTCGTGGTTCGTGCCGGTGGTCGTGTTCAAGGCCGCCGACGAGGGCCCGATCACGACGACGACGCTGCAGAACGACAATGAGCTGATCCTGCCGCTCGCCGCAGGGGCGTCCTACATCCTGGACGGCTACCTGATCGCGACGGGCAACACGATCGGATCGGGCGACCTGAAGATCGGGTTCCTCGCCCCGTCCGGCGCGTCGTTCCGGTTCACCGCCCTCGGCTACAGCCTGTCGTCGGCGTCGGTGCTGGCGCAGAGCGCCGCCCGGTCCTCGGGCACCGCGTCCAACGGCGTCGACGGCTCCGCCGCGTCCCCGGTGTGGGTCCGCGGGAACGTCATCACCACCTCGACGGCGGGGAACCTGACGCTGCAGTGGGCGGAGAACACCGGGTCGGTGACCGGCACGTCGGTGCTGGCCGGGTCGTGGCTGATGCTGCGGCGGGTCGGATGACCTCTCCGGCGCAGGGGGCGGCCGGCCACCGGCCACGCGGGCCTGTGACGCCGGGGATGGCGAGGATGCAACCCGAGAGAGAGGGACTGTGGCATGGTTGACGCGCTGGCCGGAGTTGCGGGACGTCGTCGCGGTGTGCATCGGTTCGGTCGTGGTGCTGACCGGCCTGGGCGTGTGGGTGGCGACCGGGCGGGTGCTGCCGTGGGGTTTCCTGGGCGGGGGATTCACCGCGATCGGCGTCCCGGTGGCACTGGCCGCGCGGCGCATCGTCTCAACTGGGCCGTCATCATCATCGCCGCCGCCACTGTCCTCATCGCCGTCCTCCTCGCCGTTGCCGGAGGCTCCTGATGGCCAGTGAGGCGCACGCCACGGCCGACCGGCGCAGGCTGCTGAACTTCATCATCATCGCGGCGGCGGCCCTCATCGCCGCCGCGGCGTCGTTCGGGGCGTCCGCGATCTACGCCAACTCGGCCGCTCACCGGCTGAACGCGCAGGCGCGCACCCAGGCGACGACGATATCCACGCTTGACGCGACGATCGCCCGGCTGCGGCGCCAGCAGCTCACGGGGTGCGCCGCGGCGGCGGACCTGGGCACCGTGCCGCTGCCCGCGAAGCCGCCGCCGTCCCGGCTGGCGGTCAAGATCGTGACCGATAACCGGGCGGCGTGGTACGGCAACGGCTGCCCGGGGTCGCTGCCGGTCCCGGCGGGGCTGGCGCAGGCTGCCGCGCGGTGGGGCATCCCGGTGAACGGGAAGGCACCGTGAGCGCCCCGCCGGGGATGATCGGCCTGGTGCCGATGGGCGGCTACGGCGGGCGGCTGATACGCCTCGGCCAGTGGCTGAACGGCGACGGCGGCGAGGACTTCGAGCATGCGTTCGTGGCGTTGCCGGGGAACATGATCATCGAGGCGGAGCCGGGCGGGGCGCGGATCGTGCCGCTACGCTACGCGGGGATTCACTGGTGCGAGGGGATCTACGGGCTACTGTCCGCTGCCGGGGCTGACGTGGCGATGGCGGCGGCAGGCCTGCGCGGCGTCCCGTACTCGTGGCTGGACTACGGCGCGCTGTTCACGCACCGGCTGCACGTCCCGGTGCCCGGGTTGCGCGGGTTCATAGCCGCGTCGGGCCACCAGATCTGCAGCCAGCTGGCGGACGAGCTGTACCTGCGGCTCGGCGCGCACATATTCGAAGACGGGCGGTGGCCCGGCTACGTCACCCCCGGGGCGCTGTACCGGCGTGACCTTGAGCTGAGGGGTGCTTGAAAGTTCCCTCACTCCAGGTGTGAAAATCCCGTGATACGTATTACAGCCCATGGAAAGGCGCAGGCCATGAACGTTCCCAGCTGGCTGGCGGTGATCCTCACCGCCGCCGTCGTGGCGATCGCCGTCGTCACCGTCCTCTCCTACGTCAACGGCTGAAAGGCGCGCCATGACCCTGCACTTCCCCGACGTGTCCAGCTATCAGGCGGGCATCTCCTTCAAGGGCGCGCCCGTCGCGATGGTCAAGGCCACCGAGGGCGCGGGCTACGTCAGCCCGGACTACGCGGCGGCGAAGGCCCGCGCGGCCAGCGCGGGCGCGTACCTGTGCGCCTACCACTTCCTGCGCGCGGGCAACGGCGCTGGCCAGGCGGACCACGCGCACGCGGTGGCGGGCAGCGTGCCGCTGATGCTCGACATGGAGCTGGAGGGCGGCTCGCTGCCGCACGTGGCTGACGCGGTGGCGTTCATCACCCGCTACCGGCAGCTCGGCGGGAAGTGCTTCCTGTTGTACCTGCCGCACTGGTACTGGCAGCAGATCGGCTCCCCGTCCCTCCGGCCGCTGACGGACCTGGGGATGCTGCTGGTCTCCAGCGAGTACACGACGTACAGCGACACCGGCCCCGGGTGGAACGCCTACGGCGGGATGACCCCCGTCGTGTGGCAGTACACCGACTCGGCGACGTTCAACGGCGTTCACCCGGTTGACTTCAACGCGTACCGGGGGACGCTGCCCGAGTTCATCTCGCTCGTGACAACCGGGAAGAAGGCCGCCGTGGAGCAGCACCAGTACCCGGTCCCGGCCGGGCTGTCCCAGACCGTCCAGCCGGTCGAGGTTCACTTCGGCTGGGAGCCTGGCACGCCGCTGTCGCCGCACTGGCGGGTCCAGGTGGCGCGGTGGGCGGGTGGCAAGCCGGGCGAGCCCGTGGCTGGCGGCGTCGTCTACGGCCCGCATGCCGCCCTGACGGTGCCCGGCCCGGGTGAGTACGCGTGGCGGGTGCAGGCGGCGGGTGACTCGCCGTTCACCGGCTGGCGGCCGTTCACCGCGTAGGCAGGAAATCCTTTCGCGGTCCTGGAGCGAGAACGAGGACCTCCCGCGCATGGAGCAGGAAAATCTACACGAGAGAAGGAACAGGAATCATGGCAGTGCAGGCCAAGGTACGGTGCATCGGCAACTCGGCTCCCGCGTGGGACGCGAATGGCACGATGCGGGCAGTGCGGTTCACCCCGGTCTACGACCCTGACCCGGCTAGCCCGAACTTCGAGTGGTCGCAGGCCACCCCATCGGGCTACGTGGAGCTGACCATCACCAATCCGGCCGCGTTCGGCGCGTTCGAGGTGAACAAGGAGTACACGCTTACCTTCGAGGAGGCCGCTGTAGGCTGATCCCGTCTAGGGCGCCCCGGTTCGGGACGACGAAAGGCCCTCGCTTCGGCGGGGGCCTTTTCGCGTTGGCCAGGGCAGCGCGCGGGCGGTTGCCCTGGCAGGCCGCCAGCCTAGCCGGTAGCCGTCACGCGCCGCATGCGCAGCAGCGCGTTCCACGGGTTGTTCAGCCGCTTGTTGGCGCACCTGACGCACAGTCGCTGCCACTCGTCAGACAGGTTCTGCTGCTCCCAGTCGCTTGGCCGTCGCCGGTCCTTGCCGCACCACCGGCATTTCATGAGGTCAGCCATGATCGAGGTTCCTCCCGTCGGGATGAGGGCAGGACGGTGGCGTTGCCCCACTTGACGCAGTAGGCGTAGCGGCCGATCACCAGGGCCACGCCGATTACGGCGCGACCGTAGGCGTTCAGCGCCAGCCGTAGCCCAGGGTCGGCTACTTGGTAGCGGTAGAGCCTCGGGAAGTGCGGGGCCACTCCGAAGCGACAGGGCGGCTCAGGGAGCTTAGCCATGGTCGGCGGATTCGGCACTCGCCCGCAGAGCGGCGACCTGCTCATCTGTCAGCGGTTCGCCTTCGGTCACGATGCGCCGGAACTGGACGACTGGGTCACTCTCGCAGCAGCTGCTGAAGTCGGGCCCGCGATGCTCCAGCGGATCAGCGGCCGCGCGGAACACGAGCCTGCCATTTTCCACCGACCACGCGCCCTGAAGGTAGGACGTGAACCCGCAGTGGCCGCATTGCGCCGTCGGCGCGGCAATCCCCAGCGTCTCCTGGTGAAGCTCCATCTTGCCCATCTTGCCCATGCCCCTCATCCTCTCCCGTCGCCGACGATCGCCGCCAGCCGCTCCAGCGCCTCACCCTCCGCCGCCCCGGCCAGGTCCCGCCCCGACGCCGCCAGCAGCGCCAGGCACAGCACCGCCAGCCGCTCCCGCACCAGCGCGTCAGGCGCAGCGAGAGCCAAGGGGAACCTCCGGGGGCGGGGGCGCAGAGCGCGCGGACCCTAGCCTAGCGGCTTCCACTTATAGGCCGGCGGCGCAGGGATCACGGGGATACCGCAGAACTTCACCGGCTCCCCGTCCAGCAGGCGGAGGACCGGGTCATGCTCCGGGCACCCGCCGGTCAGGGCAACGCCATCAGCCACAGGAACGCACGTGCACTCAGCCTGCGACGGCAGGTCATCAGCGGGGATGCCTCGCGGGGGCGCTGCCGTTCACGTCGAACACAACGTCGGGGGACGGGCCGAGGGTCACCACGATGGGCGGAGGGAAGCCAGCGGCGACCGCGAAGCCATCCGGGGGCCTGTCGCCTGACGTGGCGGCCATCTACCGGAAGCTGATCGCGAAGGGGATGAAGCCCGCCCAGGCGATGGCGATGGCGAAGCGGGCAGCGGCGATGCACGCGAAAGCGTCAGCGGCGTAGAGCGAATGGGCGCTCCGCAGCATCAGGTGCAGTCCCGGATGAACGACGCCCGGTACTCGGCACGGCATGCCGAGTTGCAGAACGCGGCGTCGGCGCGCAGCCGGGCCCGCTTGTGCGACTGGCCGCAAGGCCGCCCGTCCCGCTGGCACAAACCGCACCAGTCCACCGGGTCAATGAAGTCGCCGCAGTGCGCGCAATGCCGCTGTCCGCCGATGACCACGGCCACCGCGCGGGCCATGTGAACCGTGACTCTTACCACCATCACAGACCATCTTCCCTGCCGGGCGGCTTGAGGCCCCCGGGCGGCCAGTCAGGCACGTGACCCGGCACCGGCTTGACCTCTGTCAACGCTTCTCGCATCCGGACCCTGCGCGGGTCAGCCGGGTCACATGACGACTCAAGCCACCACATCGCGAGGCACCCGGCGCACGTCACCGTCGCTGGCGGCCGGGAATCAAGGGCACCCATCCGGATCTCCCAGTCCTTGCCGCCGCAGTCAGGGCACGTGACCAGCTCGCCGTGCATCAGCGGTGCTCCCATGCACCCCACGACTAGCCCTCTTCCCCTGCTGCGATGAACGCGTCCACCGCCCGCTGAGCCTGCTTAGCCGTGCCGTAGGTGCCGGACGCCGACTCATGCCGTACCCGCTTCTGCGGCCCGTCTGCGCCCTTGTGCAGGTAGATGCCGTCCCCGGGACCCCAGGACAGGAACAGGTCCGTGGTGCCGGGCAGCGGCCCCCAGCGGGTCATCCCGAACGCGAGCGGCTGCCGCTGGACCTTCACGTGTTCACCCACCCGAAGAACATCCATCCCCCGGACTCCAGCGGGAACGTCATCCACGGCCCCCACTTGTCGTCAGGGTCCACCCCGGCCGGCGGGTGCTGTGCTGTCCACCCGCGCATCCACTCGGCGGCGTGGTCCTTGACCGGCTTGTCCCAGACCTGTACGCAGCCCTTCGCGAACGGGTCAGGCCACGACTGCGGGCCATCCTCGTCCCGGTGCCCGCTGTCGTCGTCGGTGTAGCCGCGCTCCCGGAAGGCCGCGCGTAGCGCCTCAAGCGCCTCCCCGGCGGTCGTGCCCGGTGCCCGCTCGGCCATGTACGTGCCGCCCATCACGCCTCCCCCGGTGATCGGGTCATAGCCGAGTACCCATCGGGGGCACCGCCAGCCGCCTCGATCACTTCGCCAACTAGGTCAATGATCGCCGGAAGCATCTCATTGGTCTCGTAGTCCCCACCGGGCCAGTACTGAAGAAACACCTTGCGAACCTCGGCATTCACCTTCTCCCGGTCTAGCCCGCCTTCGGCATTCGTAAGGTCTAGGGCCATGCTTTACCTCCAACCGTCCGCGTGGCTGTGGCTGATGGTGATCATGACGCCTCGCTTCTTGCCTGGAGCTCTTCTAGCTCGTCATCGTCGTAGCCGGCCTCCCATTCGTCGGCGACGGCCCCGCATCGCGGCGACGGCCTCCGGGTTCTCGTCCCGCCACGGCTGCCAGGACTCGTCACCCAGCTTCCAGGCGATCCACTCGGCCGTGTCCGGCGTCGGGTCATAGGGCGGCTTGCCAGCCTCGCAGCGTACGCACTTCTGCCGGACGCCACCGCCGATCAGCATGTGCTCCCCGCAGAAGTACAGGCCGCACCCGTCCTCGCCGCCGTACGGCTCAGACCCGGCGCACACGTAGGCCAGGCCCCGGTCTATCGCCGCGCCGCACCCGGGATGGTCACAGGTCGCGGGGACGCCGTATCCGATGTCCCGGCCCCACCTGCTGTCGTATCCGACTGCCCAGCTCATGCTCCATCCTCTCTCACGGGAACAGCCCCGCCGCCACCAGCAGCACGCCAGCCGCCGCGAGCACGGCAACCACGGCCACCGCCCCCAGCACCCGCCTCACCGGTGGCCGCCGCAGCAGCTGCACTTACGGTCGCGGCAATTAGCGTGATTGCCGCTGTTGCAGGTCCCGCACACGGCACGCAGCGCGCGCCGCACCCGCCTCACCGGGCCAGCGGCGACCCGGCCCGCCGCCACCGCTCCCAGGCCAGCTCGCACAGCCGCCGCTCAGCCCACGCGCGGCCCGACGCCACGGCGTTCGCCCGCCGGGCCAGCTCCTCAGCCGCCCGCAGCTCCCACTCGCTCCACTCCGCGACCGGGCGCCCGCCGAACGGCGCACCGGGCATCACCGGGCATCACCCGGCTTCCGCTCAGCCAGCCGCGCCGCCAGCTTGTCGGCGAACACCGACGGCGACTCCTCCTCGATCTCCCAGCCGTCGCCCATCGCCTCCCAGTTCCCCGACGCGGACGTGGTCGGCTTCCACACCATCACGTCAGCCGGGGCGCGGGCCTCCAGCCGGGTGATCCGCGCGGCTATGTCACGCTCCGGGTGCGGCGCGGCGTTCACCGGGCGCCGCCCGGCCAGCGCGCCGCGTCCTTGCCGTCCATCCACGTCTCCTTCGGCTGCCGCGACTCCGCGCCCCGGGTCGCCTCCCGGCGCCGCCACTCAGCCCGCGACTCCGCCGGCCGCCCGTTCTGCCGTCGTATCCCGCCGCCCTCCGCCGGGAGCATCCCGTCCGCGCGGGCTGCGTCCCGGCGCGCGTGCCGCTTGATGATGCCGCCGACCTCGCGCTTGTTCCGGCCCGTTGCCGGGTCGATGTGGCCGGACTTGCTGAACAGTCCCATGATTCACTTCCCTCCCTTGCCGAGTCCCCGCGCCCGGCCCTCGTCCGGCGTCCCGTGCCCGGTGCCGCCCCCGAGCAGCGGCAGCGGCTTGCCGTGCTTGTCGGTGCGCGACATCAGCGCCTCGCAGTCGCCTGTCACCGGCCCGTTGAAGCCGGACTCCCGGATCTCCTTCAGCGCCTCGACGCCCTTGCTGAACAGTCCCATGATCATTTCCTCTCGGGTTAGCCCGCCGGATGGCGGATTAGCTTCCTCATGAAGCCCGGCCACGCCCCTAATCGGCCCGTGACCTGCGTAAATTAGCCGGATTAGCCGTCTGGGCGGCATGAGCTGGCCACGCCTCGCGGCCCCGGAACGCCATCCCGGCATGATGGCGGCCATCTAATTCATCTCCTTGCGGGCGAGTTCAGCCCGCAAGTCGGCCGGGTCGAGGCGCGGCACGTTGTCCGTGTTCGTCGTCCGCACGTCCAGCCCCGTCAGCTGCTGCCGCAGCTGCACGCCCGTCAGCGACTTGTACGGGCCCCACGTCCTCGCCAGGTCCTTCAGCCGCACCGCCAGCACCGACAGCCGCACCGGCTCCCCGTCGTCGCGGGTCACCTCGGCCAGGTCGGCCAGCAGGTCCCGCGACTCCAGCATCGGCAGGCCGCTGCCGGGCAGCTCCCGGCCCTTGCGCGCCATCTCCGCCAGCGCCCGCCGCACCAGCGGCGACACCTGGTCGTTGTCGCTCTTGGAGTCCAGCCGGTGGACCTGCACCATCTCCGACCGCTCCCCGGAGAAGCCCTTGCACAGCGCCGTGCCGCGGTCCACCCCCGGGATCAGCTCCGTCGCCCGGTGCCCCGCCCGGTAGGCGCCCTGGCCGAGCAGCGCGTCATTCGCCACGTGGTCACCCACCGCGAACGCGATCCCCACCGTGCAGTTACGGGTGACGTCGCGGGGCATGGAGTCCTTCGTCGGCGCCTGCGTGGAGACCATCATGTGGATGGCGCGCTTGCGGTCCAGGCGCACGTTCTCCCCCAGCAGCCGCCCGATGTCCTTGCCGTGCTTCGGGTGGGAGATGGCCACGTGAGCCTCCTCCAGCAGCCAGAACAGCGGGTGCAGCCCCACCCCGGCGTGCGCGAGCTCGCGGGTTACCTCCTGCTGCTCGTGGTCGATGAGCAGCTGGCCGCGCCGCTGGATCTCGTCGTGCAGCCACTCCAGCTCGGCCAGGATCGCCTCGATGTGCTCGTCCTCGGCGCCCATCAGGTAGCGGGCGCAGCGCGGCTTGAACGGCTCGAAGTCGTAGTTCAGGTCCGGGACGAATATCCGCAGCTCGGTGATGATGTCCAGCGTGTAGCCGGCTGCCGTGACCCGGGCGCCGTTGGACTTGCCCTGCTCCGGGGCGCCGCCGCAGATCGAGTTCCGCCCGATGACCGGGATGCGGATCGGGTCGCCGCGCAGCGTCCGGCCGAACGGCAGCCCCTTGAACACGTCGGTGAAGCCGCCCTCGGCCAGCGGGTACGGTCCCGCGCCTTCCTCGAGCGCGCCCTTGTCGGCTATCCACAGCTTGAGGATGGCTGCCTCGCTGCCGACTGACGGGAACACCTCCTTGGCCAGCCGGTGCACCCCGGCGGCCAGGTCGGGGCGGCGGCGGGCCACCTTCTCCGCGGGGACGCCGGGCAGCCTGACCTCGGCGTAGGTGCCGCGGCCCTCCTGGCGACAGCTCACGATGAACTGCAGCGGAAGGCCATCCTTCAGGTGGTCGGTGACCTGGGGTATCCGCAGGTTGCGCAGCGCCTGCGTGATCGTCACCTCGTCGATGGAGACGTCGACGTCCGGATCGGCCGAGGTGGCCAGCCACCCGGGCGCCATGCCGCCCCCTGTGCGGCCGAGGTGCCACAGCCCGGCGACGACGGCGGCCGGGACGGCGAACGTCGCCACCGAAAGCGTCACCGACGCGACCTCGGCGGCCAGGGCGATGAGGCGCGCGGCCTCGTAGTACGGGGCGATCACCTCAGGCAGGTCATGATGGGCGAACGCCAGCGCCAGCCCGAGCACCCCGGGAAGGACCGCCGCGGCCGCCGCGATGAGCAGGCCGCCCCTGACGACCGCGGGGACCAGCTCGACGACCGCCCGCCGCCGGTCGTGCCGCTGCTGCCGCTCGGCCTCGGCCTGCTGCTGCCAGGCCAGCATCGCCTCGTGGTTGCCCTGCGCCTCCAGCGCCCGCAGCGTCCGCTCATGGCGGGTGCGGCGGTGCCGCCACCGCCGCCAGGCGACGACCGCCCCGGCCGCGACGTAGCCGAGGTGGCGCAGCAGCCACCCCGCGCGCGGGCGGCGGACGGGTGAGGCGGCGGCCACGGCGGCCGGGGTGGCCGCCGCCTCGTCCACCACCTCGCCGTCCAGCACCAGCGGCTCAACCGCGGTGGCGGGGACGGCGGGCAGGCTCGGCTCAGGCACCCGGCGCGCTCCCGTTCATGGCAGGCTCCGGCAGCAGGTCGGCGGCCGCCCCGGCCATCACCCGCTCGCGTATCTCCGTTGCCGCCTTGCGGGACACCCCGAACTTCGTCACGAGCGCGTTCACCGGCCACGGGTTACCCGCCGCCAGCGTGGCCCGCATCGACGCCTCCGCCGCGCTCTCGGCGCTGGACGGGACGACGACGGCAACTTGCCTGCCTGCGGGTTCCTCCGGTCCTGGCTCCGGCGCGGCCTCCGGCTCCGGCGCGGTCCCGTCGGCGCGCAGCAGGTGCGTCAGCCCGGCGCCGAAGCCGAGCACGGCAACCGGCATGCACGCCACCGCGACGACGACCGGCCAGGGGGCGCGGTGCGCGTGCCCGGCGGCCAGCAGGTGGAAGATCACCTGCCCGCTCATGCCGAGCGCCAGCGACCCGATCGCCGACCGCTTCGCGAACTCGCGGGCCCGCGCGGGGATCAGGTTCGGGCGCAGCCAGACGCCGAGCGCGTAGGCCCCGTAGGCCTCGACGCCGACGGGCAGCGTGATCGCCGTGTCCAGGTGCCAGGCGACGATGCCGGGCAGCGGCTGGACGAGGCCGAAGCCGCACAGTCCTCCGAGGCCGACCCAGCCCGACCAGATCGCGACGGCGGCGGGGGCGGCGATGAGGATGAGCGGCCAGCGCCGCGCCGCGCTCACTGGCCGGGTCCCGCGGTGCTGGTCGCCCGCGCCAGCGGCGGGGGCACCGGCAGGGGGGTGCCGCCCGGCGCGGGCAGCGGCAGCGGCTGGCCGGGCGCGAGGGTGCCGGCGATGAGGCAGTCGCCGCCGTCGCGGTGCCAGCCGGGCGGGCACGGGGAGGGCGTGAAGCTGGCCGGCGGGGGCGCGCTCCTGCCGGGGCCGCAGGCTGCCGCGCCGAGCGCGACGGCTATGGCCAGGGCCGCGATGGCGGCCAGCCGGCGGGGGCTACCGGGGCTTGCGGGGGTGCCGTTAAAGTTCACTCGGGCCTCAGTCCTTGCGCGTCAAGGTCGGGGTCAAGGGCCGGATCGCTGTTGACGCAGCGGTTCGGCCCGCTCCAGTTCTAGGGGCAGCGTAACAGGGTACAGGTAGCTTCATGAAGGCCCATGAAGGCTACGGTATCTTTACGCAGGTAGGGTGACCTTTATGGTCGGCTCTATGGCACTCACGCGCCCCAGCCTGGCACTCTCGTCACCCGTGCCCATCTACCAGCAGGCCGCCGACCACATAGCCGCGTCGATCGCGCGCGGCGACCTGCGCCCCGGCGACAAGCTCCCCGCCGAGCGCGACCTCGCCGAGGACTGGGGCATAGCCATCGGGACCATCCGCAGCGCCATGGCCAACCTGCGCGAGCGCGGGCTCATCGTGTCCACCCTCGGCAAGGGGACGTTCGTCGCGGGCGCGCCCAGCGCGGGATGACTACCTGGCCAGGAGGAGACATGAGACCATCCAAGCATGCACTCACCCGGGTATCATCAGACGGTGACCACTACAGGTAACCGTCATGCCGCCGCGTCCCGCTGTTAACGCGGGGCCGGTCAGGGCCGGGATCTACTGCCGCATCTCCCTCGCCGACGAGGGCGACTACGTCAAGACCGACGACCAGGAGCGCATCTGCCGCGAGCTCGCGGAGCGCCACGGCTGGGAGGTCGGCGACGGATACGGCCACCCCTACCCCACGGGCGTCTACACCGATCACAAGCGCTCCGCCTGGCAGCGCAACCGCAGGCGCCCCGCGTGGGACGCGATGCTCGCCGACGTCGACAAGGGCGTCATCAACGGCATCATCGTCTACCACGGCGACCGCCTCGTCCGGCGCGGCCAGGACCTCGCCAGGCTGCTCACCCTCTCCGAGTCCAAGGGCGTCCGGCTGGCCAGCCCCAGCGGCACCCGCGACCTCGACACCGAGCGCTTCGAGCTGTGGATCCGCGCCGCGGTCGCCGAGGAGGAATCCCAGCGCACCAGCGAGCGGCGCATCGCCCAGTACGAGCGGTGGCGGCGCGCCGGGAAGGTGCGGCCCGGCGGGCGGGGCGGCCGGGCGTTCGGGTTCGCCACCGACGGCACCACGCACGTCGAGGCGGAGTGCGAGGTGATCCGGGAGATGGCCCGGCGGGTGCTGGCGGGGGAGACGGTCGGGTCGGTCAGCCGGGACGTGTCCGCGCGGGGGCACCGGACCCCGGCCGGGAACGAGTTCTCCCATGCCACCGTCCGCAAGATGCTCGCGCGCCCGCGGTACGCGGGCCTGATGCCCGACGGGGAGGCCAAGGCGGCGTGGGAGCCGGTGCTGGACCGGGCCACGTGGGAGCGGCTGTGCCTGGTGCTGGAGGCCAAGGCGGCCGGGTTCGCCTACGCCACCAACGCGCGCAAGTGGCTGCTGTCCGGCATCGCCCGCTGTGGCCGCCCGCTAGGCGACGGCGAGTGCGGCGCGCCGATGCGGCTCAACCCGTCCAAGGGCAAGGACGGGACGCGGGTCAACGGCTACCAGTGCACCCGGCGCGGGTGCAGCACCTACCGCTCGGCGGAGCTGCTCGACGCCTATGTATCCGGCCGCGCGCTCGGCGCTCTTAACAGCGGCGGCACGCCGCAGGCTCATGCCCCGGCGACGCCGGACGCGGCGCCGGAATGGCGGGCGCTGGCCACGGAGCGGGCGGCCACGGCGGCGCTGCTGGCCGACTATGGCAAGAGCGCCGGGCGGGCCGCGCTGCTGATGGAGCGCCTGGACGGCATCGACGCCCGGATGGGGCAGCTGCGCGAGCGGGAAGCGGGAGATGCCCGCTCGCGGCTGCTGGCCCGCTACCGGGGCATCACGCGGGAGGAGTTCGGGGCGCTGGCCCTGGACGTCCGGCGGTCACTGGTCGCGGCGCTGGTGTCGGTCACGGTGCTGCCGGCGTCCAAGCGCGGGCCGGGGTTCCGGGTGCAGGACGTGCGCGTGGAAGAGCGCTAGGCGCCACAGTCGGCGCCGATCTTGTCCAGGGCGGCCTGGGCGTCCTTGACGTCCTGGTAGACGGCGCTACCCGGCGTCACCGCGTCCATGGACAGGAACGACAGCTTCACCGCCGCGAGGGCCGCGTCTATCGCGATCTTGCCGCGCGACGTGTCGCGAAGGCCGGAGATCAGCGTGGTGGCGCCGGCGTAGTCCTGGGCGTTGATCCGCTGCCGGGCGGCGGTGACGGCGGCGGTTGCCTGCGCGCACCCGGGTACCGCGCTGGCGCTGGCGGTCGGCGCGGGGGTGCCCTTGGCTGTCGTGGTGCCGGCGCTGCACCCGGCGAGGGCCAGGGCGGCTGCCGCGAGGGCCAGGGTCGCGCGGTACCGCTGTGACATGCGGTGCTCCTTGTTACTAGTGCCTATAGGTAGCTATACGTACGTTTAGGGATCCATTAAGAAAAACTAGCCGATCTCTTGTACATGCGCCATAACGGGAGGTAACTTCCGTTCTACCCGTGCAATCCCAGCCGTCCCGCCGTCCTGAGGGGGAAACCGTGCGACTGCTGCCCGCGAGCACGGCAGTGCTCACTACCGCCGCCGCTTCACTGTGGACGGCCGCCATCCTCGCGTCCGCCGACGCCCGGACGGTGGCCGACCTGCGTGGCGGCGCTGTCGCCGCCACCATCCTGGCCGGGGTCGCCGCCTCCGCGTGGCAGGCCGTCGCCGAGCTCGCGATGCGGGACCGCAGCCAGCGGCAGCGCGAGGACGACCTGAGGAGAGACCGCAGCGCGCTCATCCGTGTCATAGACAACCGCCTCGGCGGCGAGCACCCCAGCGGCCCGTTCAGCGCCGTCCGGTAGGGACGGCGCGGCCGGACAGCTCGGCCTCGACGACGGCCGCGACGCGCTCGGCGCGCTCCGGCGGAAGCTCGTCGTAGATCGCCTGCAGCAGGCCCTCCGGGGTCGCGCGCGGCGGGGACCCCTCCTCCGGGGGCGCGGACGCGATGCGGGCTATCTCGCCCGGCGGCCAGCCGAGTGCCTCCTCGATGCGAGCGCGGCTCTTGGCGATCGGCCAGCGCCGCCCGCGGATGAGGTCGCCGAGGGTCTTGGCGTCCACTTTCGCCGTGGCGGCCAGCTGCGCCTGCGTCATGCCGAGCGCGCCGAGCCGCGCCTCAACTGCGCGGGCGGCGCGCTGCTTGTCGTCCACGCCCCTTAGTTTGTGGGAACCTTTGGGAGTTTTCAAGCTTCCGTTTAGTTCCATCACGTCTCTGGGCACATTCCCTCATGCCGTGGAATGCTCCCGTTCCTTCCGCGACCTGGCTTGACAAGGTTCCCGAAGGTTCCCTAGAGTTCCGCTATGACCGAAGCAAGCAACGCGGGGATGCCGCTCGCGGACCTCGTCCGCGCGTCGCGGTTGCCGGACCTGGCGGAGCGCAAGCGCATCCGCGAGACGGCGGGCGTGTCGCTGCGACGCATGGGGGAAGCGCTCGGCGTCACCGAGGGAACCATCTGGAACTGGGAGAACGGCCGCGACGGCCCGTCTATGGAGAACGCCGTCCGCTACCGCGAGCTGCTCGAGCAGCTCAGCGAGGCCGTCAAGGCCCCGTCATGACGCCCGACGAGGCGTTCGCCCTCGGCTACGCCGACGCGAGGCCCCTGTCCCAGGAAGCCGCCGACCGCGCCGCCGCGATCCTGCTGCCCCACTGGGCCGCGATCACCGCCGCCCGCGAGCCTCGCGCCGCCTGAAAGCAGTGCGGCCCCAGTAGCACCTGGGGCCGCAGGCCCGGCGGGACATCCGTCGCCGGGACAAACACCAGAGTAACGGAGGACATCCGAGATGAGAATCGAAACTCCCCGCCCCAGCCCCCGCGAGGACGGCGACTACGCCGTCTGGGTAACCATGGGCTACGGCGACCCGGACGCGATCATCCACCTCGCCAAGAACGGCACCCTGGACCTGCGCGACGTCCACGCCGACGACTGCGACCGGCTCATCAGGGCGGCGGCCAGGGCCAAGGAGGAGATCCTCCGCTACCAGGCCATGATGGCCGCCCCCCACGGGAGCCGCTACCTCTACCAGGGCACGTGCCAGCTGTGCGGCAAGCCCGCCGATGACCCGGAAGCGCTGCACGGCGAGCCGCAGCGCTCGGCGCTGGACTGCGGCTGCGCGATCCCCGGCACCGTCGGCCCCGGCGTCCCCGTGCACTGCATCACCCACGGCAACACGGCCGTCGCGCTGCCCGTCCCCGCCGCGCAGGACGACGACGAGGCGGACGACCCGTTCATCGGGGCCGCGGAGGACGACGACACCGACGACGGCGGCTGCCTGGCGCCGTCCCCGGCGGGCAGCGAGTGCATGAGGGCGGCCGGTCACGACCTCATCAACGGCACGGCCCACCGTGACGTGAACGGGCGGCGCTGGGACGACGACGGGTGGCTGCCCGCCAGCGGCATGCAGGACCCCGCGCCCGTCGTCCGCGTCATCAGCGACGGCGCGCTGCCCCCGCTCTGCGATGAGTTCCGGCGCGGGGACAACGGGCTGTGCGCCACCTGCGGCCGCACCCGGTACGTGCACGAGCGCAGCGGCTTCATCGCGGCTGACAGCCCCGTGCTGCGCGGCGCGAAGATCGGCGGCGGACAGTGAGCGGCTGCTGGGCTGACCCGCTCAGCCGCGCCGAGCGCCGCGCCCTAGCCGAGAAGCTCGCCCGCTCTTGCCGCCTCTTTTACGCCGCCGCCGGCGTCACCCGGCGCACTGGCGAACCGGACCTGGCGCTTTCCTTGACCAAGACATCGGCCGACATGTCTGACCTGCACCTTGACGTGACCGAGCGAGCGGAGGTGGCCACGTCATGAGCCACTACACGCCCATGCACGCCCGCGACGGGCAGCGCCGCGACGCCATTCGCGCCCGCGCCCGCGACACCTGGACGCGGATCCGCAAGCTGGCCACCCTGGAGTTCCACCTCGAGTTCTGGCTGAGCCCTTGGGGCCCGGACTGGTGGGACTGGGAGTGGGTGCAAGCCCACTGGTACCGGCAGTTCAAGCGCGCCGACCGCAAGGCGTTCGCCGCCGAGTGCGAGGAGATCCGCGCCCGCGCTCTCATGACCCCTGCACCGGAACTGAGGCCAGTGCAGGCGCCCCGGCCCGCAGACCCGCCAGGCGCCACCTCGGCGCGGTGCGGGCCGGGGCAACCCCCATTCGCCTGCCCGGGTGCGGCCCCGGGGCAGGCCCCAGGCGCCGGAGATCCCCCCGCTCCGGCCGCCGGCGCCACCCCACCCCATGACGGTGGCGCGGCGACGCTGCCCCGGCCAGACCCCTCGCTTTCCCCCGGGCCGGGGCAGCCCCAGCGGGCCGCGTGGGTCACCTACCCGGGCGAGCACCCCATGCCGTCCTACAAGGGCGACTACGCGCGCACCCAGCCGTTCCGGGCCATCGGGGCGGTCCCGGTCAGCGTGGTCCGGCCGTACTACCCGGCGGTCGAGGCGCGGCGCGACGCCGTGGCGAGGTGGGGCGCGTGACCGAATCGATCCGCCGCGCCGAGGTCATCGGCGACGCCCCCGCCAGCCGCGTCCGCGCCCGGGGCCTCGGCGGCCCCCGCAACGGCCTGCCGGAAGCGGGCGGCTACGTTCACCCGGGCTGGGTGAACGGCGTCCCCTCGGCCGCCGACAACCCCGCGGACAGCGCTGCGCACGCGGAGGCGATCCGGCAAGGGCGGTTCCGCAAGCGCCTGACCGCCGAGGGCCGCTGCCCGGACTGCACGTACCCGCTGGACTCCTACGGTCACGACGTCACATGCGGAGGTGAGCGGTGACCGCCGTCCGCCCGGGTGACCAGCCCCCCGACATCGACCCCGACCAGCCGGTGCCCTACTGGCCCGCCTACCTGCCCACGGCGGCCGCGCGATGACCGCCCCGCGCGTCACCGCCCACGGACTCGGCACCCCTCGCAACGGCCTCCGCGAGCGGAAGGACTACGTCTACGGGGCCACCAGGCCCAGGCGCCCGGAATCGTCCGGGGACATCGCGGAGCCGTCCGAGATCGTCCGCCGCATCCGCGAGCAGATCGCCGCCCGCCTCGGCGAGCCATCCTGCCCCGCCTGCGCCTACCCGCCCGGCTCCATCGGCCACGAGACCCTCTGCGGAGGCCAGGGATGAACCGCCCCTCCTGGAACCTGGAGCCGTGCGGCACCACCGCCGCCTACCGCCGCCACTACCGCAAGGGCCAGAAGCCCTGCCAGCGGTGCCGGGACGCCTTCAACATCGCCAAGCGCGGGACCACGCCTGGGCGCCCGTACGGCGCTTACGCCGCCCGCGACGCCAACGGCTGGTGGCTGCCCGCCTCGGAGAGTGCAGCATGACCCCGTACCCGGCCGACTTCGGCGGCTACGTCATCGGCGCCCTGCCCTACGCCGCCGCCGAAGCACTGCGGATCGGCGCATGGTGCACGCTGCCGTTCATCGTGGTCGCCGTGGTGATCCTGGCGGTACGCCACAGGCGCAGGCTGGCCGACCTCATGGACCGAGGCGACGGCCAGGGCGGCATACCGCCCGTCGCCCGCCGCCTCAACCAGGCCGGCGCCCCGACCGAGGCCATCAGCATGCGCGACGTCACCGCCATGGAGCGCGTCACCCCGCCGTGCCCGCAGTTCTGCGCTGACCTCACCAAGCCCGGCGACGGCGCCGACTGCAAGTGCCCGGCACCGTGCGGCCGGGACTGGTGCACCCGCAAGCGCGAGCTGGCCCGCAACCCCGTCCCCGTCACCTGGACCGAGCGAGAGGAAGGCGTGCGATGACCGCCACCACATTCCGCCGCAAGTACGGCAACGGCCACAGCTACACCCTCGACGGCGTCCCCAAGGTCAAGGGCGTCACCACCATGATGAAGGGACTCGGCGGCCCGCCCGAAAGCTACTTCACCGAGTACACCGCCGGGTACGCCGTCGACAACTGGGAGCGGCTCTCCGGGCTGCCCGTCGCCGAGCGCCTCAAGGAGATCGCAGGCGCCACCAAGGCCCGGTTCAAGGTCGCCGGGGCACGCGGCACCGCCGTCCACAAGCTCGCCGAGCGGCTCGCCGCGGGCGAGGTGGTCGAGGTCCCCGACAGCATCCGCGGGCGCGTCGACGCGTGCGTCCAGTTCCTCGACGACTACCAGTTCGAGGTTGACCTGATCGAGCCCGCGCTGTTCTCCCGCCGTCACAAGTACGCCGGGTCGGCTGACTTCTTCGGCAGCGCCGTCGTCCCCGGCAGCGCCTCGCGCGTCCGCGTGCTCGGCGACTGGAAGACCTCAGCGTCCGGCCCGTGGGGGTCGATGGCGTTCCAGCTGGCCGGCTACCGGTACGCCGACTTCTACAAGCTCGACGGCGACGACGCCGAGTACCCGGTCCCCGAGGTCGATGAGTGCTGGATCATCTGGATCCGCGATGACAGCTACGACGTGGCGCCGATGCACGTCACGCCCGAGGTGCTCCGGCAGCTGCTGTACATCGACCAGTGCCGCATCGCGGACGAGGAGTGCAGGAACTACAAGCTCGACACGCTGCCGCACCCGGAGACGGTGCGCAAGGTGCGGCTCGTGGAAGTGGACGCCTGATGGCCGCGCAGGAGACGGACGAGGAGTACGAGAAGCGCAGGCTGGCGCACGTCGCGCAGTTCCGCGAGAAGCAGATCATCGTGACGCGTGCCGAGCTGGAGGCGATGCGGAGCATCGTCGGCGTGCTGCGCGAGCTGCCGAAGGACGGCCAGAAGCGCGCCCTGCGATGGGCCGCCGACCACCTCGACAACCTTGACGACGACCCCATGCGGTCATTCATCTACGGCGACAGGCCGCCATTCTGATGGCCGCCTACGACATTCGCCTCAGCGGCTGCGACGACTCCACCAGGGTCACCTTCGACCTCACGCCCGACCAGCACGAGCTAGTGCAGTCCATCGCCGCCGCCACCGTAGCGGCCAGCCAGTTCGGCTGCATGCCCACGATGACCGTCACCGAGCACACGGAAGAAACCGATGAATGAGCTAGCCGTCCGCGACGAAACCGCCGCCGTCGCCACCCTCCCCGCACCACAGCTGCCCGTCCCCGCCATGAGCGACATCGACTCATGGACCGAGATCGTCGGCAAGGTCATCCGCCTCGCCAACGAGATCTACGACACCCCCTTCATCCCCGACGGCCTCCGCGGCTCAGCCCCCGCCGTCGCCGCCGCCATCCTCGCCGGCCGCGAAATGGGCCTCGGGCCGATGACCAGCCTGGCCAACATCGACGTCATCCGCGGCAAGCCCACCCAGAAGCCGCTGCTCATGCGCGCCATGATCCAGTCACGCGGCCACAAGTGGGAAGACGTCGAGAACAACGACACCCGCGCCGTGGTCCGCGGCTGCCGCAAGGGCGAGTCGGCCTGGACCACGGTCACGTTCACCGCCGACCAGGCCAAGCGCGCCGGGCTGGACCTCGGCAAGTACCCCGCGGACAAGCTGTATGCCCGCGCGTCGAGCAGGCTGGCCAAGCACCGGTTCGCCGACGTGATCATGGGAATGCCGTCCAGCGACGACGCCGAGGACGGCGTTGACGCGGAGATCGGCATCGACACCGGCGCCAGCGAGGCCAGCGGGACGGCCCCGGCCGCGATCGAGGCGGCCAGGCCCAGGACAGCGCAGCGCGCCGCCCGCAAGGCGTCCCCGCCCGCGCCAGCCGCGACCGCGCAGGCAGCCGCCGCCCCGGCCGCCAGCGGGCCACGGCAGGACGCGGGCGGGGACCTCCCGCCACTGCCAGGCGAAGAGGAGGACGCGGGCCCTACGAGTGCCCGGACTGCCGGGACATCGGATGCGAGTACTGCGAGCACTGGCAGGGATGAGCCGGACGACACCGACTACGACACCGCGGGCACCGTCACCAAGCCGCAGATCACCCGCATCTGGGCAACGCTGACCGGAGACATCGGCTACCCCAGCTCCGACAAGGACGCCGCCCGCGCCACCTGCGCCGCCATCATCGGCCGCGACCTCGGAACCAGCAGCGACCTCAGCCGCAACGAGGCCAGCACCGTCATCGACACCCTGTCGGCCGTCCTGGACATCGCGCGCCGCCGCGGCGGCGACCCCCGCGCCATCATCGAGGGCCTGACCCGCGACCCGCGCGCCGCGGCGCTGACCGAGCTGTCGCGGCTCGGCATCACCGGCACGGAGGCGATCGCCGACACGGCGGGCGCGGTGCTGCGGATCGTCCCGCCGGCGTCGCTGGAGTCGCTGACGGCCCGGCAGGCGACGGGGCTGGCGGCCATGCTCGCCCGGTGCGTCACCCGGGATGACCTGGACGCGCTGCTGAGGACCGGCGAGGTGCCCGGCCATGGCGAGTAGCGACGTCCTGCTCGGCGAGGTGCCCGACGCGGACGGCGACATGGTCGAGGTGTGGCGCAACGGCGACGAGACCGTGTCGCTGATCTCGCTGCGAGAGGACGAGCCCGCGCTCACCTTCGCGCCGGGCGGCCTGGATGCCATCCGCGAGCTGCTCGGCCGGGCCGCGATGCCGGGGCAGGACGGCGAGCCGCCCGCGCTGGACCCCGCCACGCGCCCGGCCGCCGATGACGAGATCGTCAGCCCCAGCTGCAACTACGAGGTCGTGGACGACACGCGCGGCCGGATGGTCGACGTCGGCGCGGACCTCGGCGAGGTCGAGCTAGCCGGGCGCAAGCTCACGCTGCCCGCCGCCCGGGAGCTGGCCGCCGGCCTGGCTGCGTCCATCCGCCACTGCGAGTGGTGGCACGCGGAGAACAGTGGCGAGCCGCCCGCCGGGGAGGCGCGCGAGCATGGCTGAGGTCACCGTCACCGTCCACGACACCTGCTGCTACTGCCATCGCCCGATCATCCGCTGCGACAGCCAGCCCGAGCACATCGGGTGCAGCTCCGGCTACGGCTGGATCCACGTGGAGCCGTGGTGGGGACACGGATGCGGGCGGGTTAGCCTGCGCCGGTACGCCCGGCCGGAGCCGGAGGCGGTGAGCCGTGCTGGTTAGCCTCACCGCCGCCGCCCGCTGCCACGGCTGCGACTGGACCGCCAGCGGCAAGCCCGCCGACGTCGACAAGGCCGCCGGCAAGCACACCGCGACCGGGCACCCCACCGCCGTCACCGCCGTGCCTGCCACCACCGGCAAGGAGCAACCATGAGCAAGGCGCAGCCGATGGACCCGGACAAGCGCCGGGTGTTCTACACGATGCAGCGCGGCATCCTGACCCGGCGCGGCGGCCCCTACCGGCACACCGCCCGGCAAGCCCGGCGCGCATGGCACAAGGAGATGCGCGCCCAGGACGATTACGAGCCCGTAGACGTCGGCATCCCGGAGGCCGAGCAGGCCAAGGGCCGCCCCACCCGGCGGCGCCAGCGCAGGGCAGGCAGCTGATGCGCGCCCCCTGGCACGGCCGCAGCCGGATCAGCGTCCGCGTCTACCAGGCCCCGGCAGCCGGGGGCGCAGCCCGCCCGGGCGGCCACCGCCAGCCGGACGCCCCG